CATGCAGACCTCTAACGATGTCTGAAAATGAATCAGGGTCTCTGATAAGTTCTGTTTTCGCAATATGGTTTGCAGTCGCTACTCCTGACTGGTGCCCATAAAGGAAAGCATATTCATTAGAACCTGCTGATCCAAAAGTTTTAGATGCTGCTGCTCCACTAGAAACCGCAATTGCGTTAGTAGAATACATTCTGAAACCAAATAAAGGTCTGTCTGTAATCATACCATTTCTCATAGATGAAGCTGAACCATCATTCATTACAGATTGATCCATAATTTTCGCACCTGCTTTTCTAATTTGTTGATAGAAAGCTGGTGGAGCTACGAACCA